GAATCACCGCAAGGCACCACACGGGCATCTGATCGAGTTCGGCCACTGGCAGCCTTACAAGGTCGTCAAGCTGCCCAACGGCGACTGGTTCACCACGAAGGAAAAGCTGCCGAGCCCGAAGTGGATCGCGGCGAAGCCGTTCCTGCGGCCGGCCTACGACATCGCAAAAGAGCGCGCCGTGCAGGCCATGATCGAGCGCGGCAAGCAGCGCCTGCCGGAATTGCTGGGAGAGGACAGTGGGGATTGAGGCCAGCATCAAGACGGCGCTGGTGTCGGTCGCGGGCGGGCGCGTGTATCCCGATGTCCCGCCGGACAACCCCACGTTCCCCCTGATCGTCTACCAGCAGGTCGGCGGCGATGTCATCAACCCGCTGGAATGCACCGATCCGAACCTCGACAACGCCCGCATTCAAGTGTGGGTGTGGTCGAAGACGCGCCTGGAAGCGTCCAGCGTCATGCGGCAGGTCCGCGTCGCGCTCACCGGATCGCTCAAAGCCTTTGCGCTCGGCGCTCCGGTGTCCGATTACCAGAGCGACACCAAGCTCTACGGCAGCCGTACCGATTTCAGCATCTGGTACGCGCCATAACGAACAACGCACGACGACGTAATTAGCAAGCGCTAGGTGCCCTTGGGCAAGGGGCCGGTGAGAAGCGAGCGGGTGACTGCCCAAGTCCCGCCGTCGTCGTGCGTTTCCAATCAAAGCCGCGCCTAGCCCCGTCGAGAGACGCCGCGACAGCGCGCACCTGTTTGGCCCCGGTCTGCGGACCCGTGCCAACCCGCAATCGGAATACGCGATTCCGAGCAGACCGCCGTGAGGCGGCCTTTCCCATCGAGATGGAACAACACAAATGGCATACACGATCGCGAATGGCTCGACCATTCATATCGGCTCGGCGGTCGGCTCTTCGCTGACTGTCACCGTTGCTACGAACGCCTCCCCGTGCGTGATGACCTCGACGGCCCACGGCCTGTCGAACGGCGACTACATCATCGTGACCTCGGGCTGGTCCCGCGTCACCGACAAGGTGTGGCGCGTCGCCAACGTCACCGCCAACACGTTCGAGCTGGAAGGCAGCAACACCAGCGACACGACCGTCTACGCGGCCGGATCGGGCACGGGCTCGGTCAAGAAGGTCACGACCTGGACCCAGCTCACGCAGGTTCTGTCGGTCAGCTCACAGGGCGGCGAACAGCAGTACGCGACCTACCAGCCGCTGGAAGGCGACCGCGAAGTCCGCATCCCGACCGTCAAGAGCGGCGGCGGCCTCGACATCGAGGTTGGCGACGACCCGACGCTCGCGGGCTTCCAGGCGTTCATGACCGCCAACGACAGCCGCACCGCTTACGCGGTCCGCATCACGGCGGCCAATAGCGGCAAGTCGCTGTTCTACAGCTACATCTCGGCCGACAAGGTGCCGCAGATGAACGTCAACGACGTGCAGAAGGCGCGCATCTCGCTGTCGCATCTGAACGAAGCCGTGCGCTACAGCACCTAATGGACCGGGGAGGCCCGGTGCATTGGGCCTCCCTTTTTCCTGAAGGAGCAACACAATGTTCAAGATCCAAGCCAACCCCACGATTGACGCGAAGCTGACCCTCACCGGGCAGGGCCGCGAGCAAGTGCTGGAGTTGACGTTCAAGCACCTGACCCGCTCTGGCTACCTCCAGTTGGTCAACGATGTGCGCGAAGAAAAGCTAAAGCCAGAGGACGCGCTGGCTAGCGTCATCGAGAAGTGGAACGCCGACATGGCCGTTTCAATCGAGGCCATCAAGGCGCTGGACGAGCATCAGCCTGGGGCGCTCATGGCAATCATCAACGCCTACGGCGATGCCCTGGTGGTGTCCCGCAAGGGAAACTGATAGGTGCCGTGCGTGCCCTCTACGGAGGGTTCCCCAAGCCTGCGGATCTAGAGCAGGCGGGGCTTACGCCGGAAGAATGCACGACACCCAATCCCGACGGCATCTTTTACGACGTTGCCGAGAAGAAGTGGTTCTGCGAGCTGTGGGAGGAAAACTGGCCGGCGCTTGATTTCTACCGCACGTACCTGATTCACCAGTGGCGGCACGGTTTCTCCGGCCCCACCGGGCTGGACTACAACGTCCTGCTGCACGAACTGGATAGGCGCGGGCTCACCCGCGATGAGTACGACGACCTATTCGACCGCATCCGCGTGATCGAGCAGGCCGTACTCGACCTCCACGACCCCAAGCCGGCCTAGCGCCGGTTTTTCCTTTTTGAGAGCCCCATGACCGAAGAGAGCATCGGCACTGCCCGCCTAGATCTGGTGGCGGACACGTCCGAGTTTGTCGTCGGCGTGGAGGCGGCCAAGAAGGCCACGACGGACCTTGGGCGGGCGACGCAGCAGTCCGCGAAGGTCGCGGCCGATGGCATCGCCAAGACCAACGCGGCGGCCAAAAGCACGGCCGATGCGATTCGCGGTTCGGCCAACGCGGTTGAGCAGAACACGAAGCGCCAGATCAACTCGCTGGAGAAGCTGGCCCGCACCTACGGGCTGACCCGCGAGGAGCAGATCCGCTACCGGATCGAGACGCAGACCACGGGTGACGTACAGAAGCGCCTGCTGTCGATCTTCGATCAGCAAGTCGCCAAGGTGAACAGCAGTGGCCGCGCGCTGGATGCCTATGGCATGAGCGCCAAGCAGACCGCCGCTGCCTTGCGCGGAGTACCGGCACAGCTCACTGACATCTTCACCGGCCTTGCCACCGGCCAGCGTCCGATCAACATCCTGCTCCAGCAGGGCGGTCAGTTGAAGGACATGTTCGGCGGCATCGTGCCGGCCATCCGTGCCGTTGGTGGCGCGGTTGCCGGCCTCATCAACCCGTTCACCCTCACGGCGGCAGCAGTTGTCGGGTTGGGCGTGGCATGGAACAAGGCCAACGACGAGGCCGAGGCGTTCAACAAGGCGCTCATTCTGTCGGGCAATGCGGCCGGGCTGACGCGACAGCAGTTGGAAGGCGTTGCCGCCTCGATTGCGAACACGACCGACGCCACGCAGGGCAAGGTGTCCGAGGCGCTGGCGAAGGTGGCGGCCTCCGGTCAATTCACCGCCAAGCAGATGCAGATGGTCGCGCAGGCGGCCGTCGAAATGCAGCAGGCGACCGGCCAGTCGATCGAAAAGACGGTGCAGGACTTCGCCTCGCTCAAGGGCGATCCGCTCGACGGCATCCTCAAGCTCAACGACGCGATTGGTGACGGCACTAACGTCGTCCGCTTCCTGACGCAAGCCCAGGCCGAGGAAATCGCCAAGCTCAAGGAGCAGGGCGACACCGCAGGGGCCACGGACCTTGCATTCAAGGCGCTGTTCGATGGCATCAACTCGCGCGCTCCACAGGCGGCGCAACAGATGTCGCTGCTCGGCGGCGTGCTGCACACCATTTCGGTCGAGGCCAAGCAAGACCTCGACGCCATCGTCGGGTTCTTCCGTGGCGCGGACGAGGGCATCCGCAACTTCGTCCTTACCCACGAGAAGATGCTGCGGTCCGTGGGCAACGTGGCGGCGGCTTTGCCGGGCAACATCTTCGGCAACGCGCAGTTGGATGTCCTCAATTCGACCATTGACGCCGCCAAGCGCGCGTCCCGCCCGACCTTCTCCAATGTCACGGACGGGAGCGGCGCGGCGGACGCCTCCAAGATTCACACCCGCGAAGAAGCGCAGCAGGAATTTGACCGGCTCGCCCTGAGCAACCTCAGCAAGCGCGAGAAGCTCGAAAACGAGATCAAGGACATCCGCGAGAAGGGGCTCGCGGCGGGCAAGTCCCAGCTTGCCATCGAGACGGCCGTGGCCAACGCCCGAGCCCGCTACGCCGAAAGCCAGAAGAAAGGCAACTCCGGCGCGGGCATTGAATCGGCTACGTCAAAGAATGCCATTCAGGCGTTCGAGGATCAGCTCAAGAAAGAACAGGGCCTGATCGCCAACCAGACGCAACTGCTGGAGGCGAACTATGCGGCCCGCAACATCACGGTGGCGGCCTACTACAAGGAACAGAAGCGCCTCGCCCAAGAAAACACGGACGTGCAGGTCAAGGCGCTGGAAGGCGAGATCGCCGCGCTCGGGGCCCGCAACGTCAAGGGCAAGGTGTCCATCGAGAACGCGACGCAGATCGCGCAGAAGGAAGCCGAACTGGCGAAGGTCCGCGCCGATGGCGCGACCAAGCTGGAAGTCCTGAACATTCAGGAGGCCGCGCAGCTCAAACAGCGCCAGCAGTTGCTGACCTCCTACAACGACGCGCTCAAGCAGACGGAAGACACGCTCCACGACGAACTGGACAACCAAGTCCTCCGCATCTCGATGGGCGAGCGCGAGTTCGAGATGCGCTCGCGGATCAACCAGATTCTGCGGCAGCAGTCGAAGGAGCTGCTGGAACTGGCCCGCGCCCGCGATGCCGATCCGGCCAATGCCGACCTGTACGACAAGCAGGCCGCCGCACTGGAAGCCTCCGTGCAGCGTCAGGTGCAGGCCGTCCGCGATGGCTACAAGGCCATGAGCGAGGCGCAGGCGAACTGGTCGAACGGCGCGATCAAGGCATTCACCGATTACGCGGACGCCGCCAATGACGTGGCAGGGCAGACCTACGGCATCTTCTCGGATGCCCTGCATGGTCTGGAGGATGTCTTCGTTGACTTCTTCACCAAGGGCAAGGCGGACTGGAAAGGCTTTTTCGACGGCATCGCGGCCGAGATCACCCGGTTCGTGGTCCGTCAGCAGCTCAGCAAGCTGGCGCAGAAGTTCCTGCCGGGTCTGACGGGCGAGCAGGGCGATTCCTCGGCCAGCGCCTTGTCCGGTGCAGCAGGGCAGCTCGCAGCGTCCGCGACGCCGTTGTATGGCGCAGCGGCGGCCCTGAGTGCATCGGCGTCGGCCTTGGCAGCGGCCGGAGCGGGACAAGGCATCAGCGGCGGCGCCACCACGGGCGGCAGCGGAAGCTGGATCGACTCGCTGTTCTCGCTGTTCTCCAGTGGTGGCGGCGAACAGTGGTACGCCAACGGCGGCGCATTCGAGAACGGCGTGCAGAAGTTCGCCTATGGCGGCGTCGTCTCCAGCCCGACCAACTTTGGCATGTCCGGTGGTCGCTTGGGCTTGATGGGCGAAGCCGGCCCCGAAGCCATCCTGCCATTGCATCGCGGTCCTGACGGCAAGCTCGGCGTGCGGATGGAAGCGGCGAACGAACCGCAACGCACAGGCCCGACCGTCGTCCAGCAGACGGTCTACGTGCAGGGCCGCATCGACTCCCGCACCGCCTCCCAATTCGCGCAGGCGACCGCCCGCGAACAGAACCGCGCGTCCTCCCGGAATCGCTAAATGACGATCATCGCGACCCGCCTCTCTGCGAAGGTAGAGGCGGGGTTCTCGGCTGTCGTGGGCTTTTCCACGCGCGTGGTCGAGCTGAAAACCGGCTACGAGCGCCGCAACGCCAACTGGCTCAATCCCAAGCGCCGATTTACCGCACGCACGGCCGGCTGGACGCCCGACATGCGCGCCGAGTTGCTGAACCTCGCCCATGCGGCGCGTGGCTCGCTGTACGGCTTCTTGTTCAAGGACTGGAACGACTACAGCGTCACTGCGCAATCGCTCGGCACCGCCCCCTCCGGTTCCACCGCCGTGCAGTTGGTCAAGACCTACACCTACGGCACGGAAACCTACACCCGCACGATCACCAAACCCGTCGCCTCCACGGTGACGGTCTACCAGAACGGTGTAGCGAAGGAAGGCTCTCTGGACGAGGCCACGGGGTTGTTTACTCCGACGACCGCATGGACGGGTGGGGCTGCGCTGACGTGGACGGGCGAGTTCCTGGTGCCCGTTCGCTTCGCCTCGGACGACATCGAGTTCGTGTTGCCCCACCGCGACATCGCGGAAGTGGTGTGCGAGCTGGTCGAGGTCTTCGGCGAATGAAAACCATCCCGCTGGCGCTCGCCACCAGCAAGGCGTCCTCCAGCTCCACGCTCTGCCTGCTGCGCAAGATCGGCCCGCTGCCGGATGGCACGTACCGCTATCAATGCTCGCTGGACGCGGATGTCGTCTATGACGACGGCACCGGGCCTGCCACCTACGTGGCGCGCATCGGCTACGAAGCCTCCGCGCTGGTGTCCTCGGCGGACCTTGGCGTGGACAACGCCGAAGGGCAGATGTTCGCGCCATTGGTGACGCACCAGTTGGAGGGCGTCACCAAGGAAGAGGTCGATGCCGGCTATCTCGACAAGGTGCCGTTCGTCGTCTACGAAGTGGACTACGAAAACCTCGCCGCCGGGCATGAGATCCGCAACGGCGGCACGCTCGGCGAGGCGAAGTGGAAATACAACGAGAGCGTCCTGATCCCCGAGGAGCGCTCGCTCTCCCAACAACTGAAGCAGACGGTCGCCCGGCTCTACTCGCTGACCTGCCCGGCGAAGTTCGGCTCCCAGCCCATCGGCACGGGCGGCGGGGTGGTGGAGGAACGCAAGCCCTGCGGCAAGGATCTGGGGCCGCTGTGGGTGACGGGCCGCACCGTGACAGCGGTGGACGCCGACGAGCCGGACCTGGTATTCAGCGATTCGACGCTGACGCAGGACGACGACTATTTCAAGTACGGGGTCGTGACCTGCACGGGCGGCGCGAACCTCGGGCAGACGCGCGAGATCGAGTCGTTCAGCGCCGGCCAGTTCGTGCTCCAGTTCCCCTTCACCAATCCGATGGCGATCGGGGACACGTTCGACGCGCGCCCCGGCTGCTCCAAGCTGCATCAAGGCGACAACAGTTGCCGGACGTGGTTTGCGGACGAGTGGGTCGATCACTTCCGGGGCATGCCGCACATGCCCGTCGCGGAAGCGACCAAGCTCTTGGTCCCCGGCGCAGGGCTCACGGGCCGCTACTCCGGCACGGGCGAGGAAACGAACGTTTCGACGCCGCCTGCCGACAGCGGCGGCACGCCTCCGCAAACCGGCGATACCGACCCGACGACGCGCACGCGCGGCGCGACGGTCGTCACCGTCTCCAGCACCTACGGCGATGGTGCTACCGATGCCACGGCGGCGATCAACGCGGCGATTGCCTCGCTCCCCGGCGACGGCGGCACGGTCGTCATCCCGGACGGCACGTACCTGATCGATCCGACCGTCTCGGTGCTGCCGGCCAGCAACATGCTGCTGAAGCTCTCGGCCGGCACGGTCCTGAAGTCCAAATACACCGCGCTCGACCACAAGTACGTTGTGTGGATCTCGGGCAAGTCGAATGTCGAGATTTCGGGCGGCACGATCCAAGGCTACCGCCCGCTGTGGAGCCCGATCACCGGCACCACGTCCGAGTGGGGCCACTGCATCTCCTGCGGCAATTCGACCGCCGTCACCATCCGCGACATCACGCTGAAGGATGCGGTGGGCGATGGCATGTCCATCGGGGGCGGCTGCGATGACGTGATTCTCGATAACGTCCTCACCAACAACAACCGCAGGCAGGGCCTGTCGATTGTCGCGGGCACCAACATCACGGCCACGGACTGCACGTTCCGCAACACCAACGGCACCTCGCCCGAGTGCGGCATCGACATCGAGCCCGAGAACGGCGATGTCTGCCAGCACATCACCATCCAGAACTGCAAGTTCGAGCTGAACGCCAAGTACGGCATCAACATCCTCAAGCGGTCGGGTGTCACGGCCACGCTGGATGACATCACGATCACTGGCTGCACCGTTGGCGGCAGCACGACCACCGGCAACCTGTCCAACGGCGTGGTGATGATTAGCGCCAGCAACGTGACGGTGCAGAACAACGAGATTTCCTACAACTCCGCGACGGGCCTGCGCTCGACCTCGGTGACGAACCTCACGATCACCGACAACACCTTCAAGAACAACTACACGCGCAACGGCATCAATTCCGCCAACACCGCGCATCTTCTTGCCTCCGGCCTGCCGACCGAAACCCGCGATCTGGTCATCGTGACCGCCGCGTCCGGCCAGTCGATCACCAACAACACCTTCTACTACTGATGCGCCTTGTCGCCCCGCTCAACGCTGCGGAACGCGCGGCGCTGGTGGCGCACGCCCGCAGTTTCGTGGACGTGCCTTTCAAGCACCGGGGCCGCTCGCGCGACGGGATTGATTGCGTCGGATTGGTGCAGGCGTGCCTGCAAGCCGTGGGGCGGGACACCGAGGACGACCTCACGTATCCGCGCACGCCCGTGCCGGGGCTGCCTGCGTTGCGGGATGCCCTGATCCGCCACTTCGGCGAGCCGGTGAAAGACCTCGCGCCCGGTGACGTGGTGGCGATGCGCTGGACCGGCGACATCAGCCACGTCGCCATCGTCGGGGACTCCCGTCATGGCTTGACCGTCATTCACGCGCTCGCGCTTTCCAAGCGCGTGGTCGAAACCCGCCTGGCCGATCCGTGGCCGCGCCGCATCGCCGGCATCTGGAGACCCTAGATGTCCGGAGCCACTATCGGCGGGGTCATCGGTGGAGCCATTGGCTTCTACTTCGGCGGCCCGCAAGGCGCACAGATCGGCTGGATGATCGGCTCGGCGGTCGGCGGCTACGTCGATCCCGAAGTCATCAAGGGGCCGAAGCTCACCGACGCGCAGGACGTGCGCGTGCAGGAAGGCGCGCCTGTTCCGTTCGGCTACGGCACGTTCGTGGTTGGCGGCAACGTCATCCAGTGCGGCCCGCTGGACGAGCACAAGCACCGCGAGCGCACCGGCAAGGGCGGCGGCCCGGTGCAGGAGACGTATTCCTACACGCGCACGGTCGCGATCGGCCTGTGCGAAGGCGAGGTCGGCGGCATCATCCGCATCTGGGCGGACGGCAAGCTGATGTACGACGCGCGCGATCCGGCCGACTGGCCCGACGCGGCCGACGACATCCGCGCAATGGCGGTGGACAGCGCGAAGTTCCGCACGGGCTTCACGTTCTATCCCGGCTCCGAAACCCAAGACCCCGATCCGACGCTGCAAGCCCTCGACACGTCGTGGGGCGGCGGCTACGGCAATGTCCCGGCCTATCGCGGCTTGGCGTATGTCGTGTTCCGCGACTACGACTGCACGGATCGCTCGGGGGCCATCCCGCAGTTCCGCTTCGAGGTCGCGTGCTGCGGCACGACCACGGCCACGCTGCACGAAGCGCCGTGGCTGCACAGCTACACCGGCACGATCCAGCCGATCTACGGCGCCACCGTTTCCAAGAACATCGTCCTGACCGCCGGCCCGAACGACAGCCTGCGCCGCAGTCTCGACGGCGGCAGGACGTGGGCGGGCATCGACTACTCCAACCTCGGGTGGGGCACGTCCACCGCGTTGGCGGTGTTCGGCGAAGGGCCGTTCTATCTGGCGCAAGCCAACGCCATCGCCCGATCCACCAGCGGCGAGGGCTGGGAATTGGTCCCGGGCGTCCCGCTCTCGACCATCCACATTACCCAGCCGGGCATCAGCTACGCCAACGGGGACTACTGGGCCTGCACGTTGGCCCCGAGCCCGACGGTGTTCCCGATCCTGTCCGTTGACCCCACTGACATCATCGTCGTCAGTTCGGTGAGCGACACGGCGCACTGCGTGGGCGACAGCGCAGCGGCCGGGATGCTGATCGGCACCGATAACGGCAAGATCATCACGACGGCCGGATTTGTGCTGTACGACTCCGGCGGCGGCGCGGCGGTCAGCCAATTCGCCACCAGCGGCAACATCACCCTCGCGGCCCTCAGTGGCTCGGGCATGGTGCGCTCGGCCGATGGCGGCCTGACGTGGGCCACGATCTCCGGCAACGCTCTCGGCGTCGTCTATGCGCAGGGCACGTTCTACCGCGCCAACCAGGTCAACGTGGAGGCCAGCCAAGACGGCGGCCTGACATGGCATGTGGTGGACACCTTCTTCGCCGGCAACGGCTCGGGGGGATTGATCGTCACCGATGGCGCGGCAGTTGCCGCGTTCACCACCCAAGGCCAAGTCGCCGCACTCCCGACCACCTATGCGCTGCCCGATGTGGGCGGCTGGTACGTGGACAACGACGGCAACGTCACGGGCGCAACCACCTATGTGACGCCGCGATGCAACGCCGTGCTGGCGGATGTCGTGGCCGACCTGTGCGACCGCGTGGGCGTGGACAGCAGCCGGATCGATGTCACGCAACTGACCGACTCGGTGCGCGGGTTCCTGGTCGGCAAGCAAGGCCCGGCCTCCGACAACATCCGCGCCTTGCAACAGGGCTACTTCTTCGACTTCCCCGAATGGGGCGACAGCAGTGACACCTTCACCAAGCTGCGCGCGATCAAGCGGGGCGGAGCGTCGCTATTCACCGTCACCGATGACGACCTCGTGGCGTCGGACGACGATCAGGACACGCGGGCGCAGGCCGTCGAGTTCCCGCGCAAGCTGCATCTGGTCACCGCGGACGTGGACGCGGACTACAACCCGACCACGCAGACGGCCGAACGGCAGACGGAGGATGTCAAAGCTGTTGGCGAGATGAGCGTCGAGCTGTCGCTGTCCTCGACGCGCAGCGAAGCGGTGCAACGCGCCGACAAGATGCTCAAGATCGCGTGGGAAGAAGCCACGGGCACGTGGGAACGCGAGCTGCCGGAAAACTTCAGCGTCTACACGCCGTCCGATTGCTTCACCCACAACGGCAAGCGGTGGCGCATCCAGACCACCGAGCTGGGCGACGGCACGGTCAAGGTCAAGGCCGTGCGGGACCGGCCCTCGGCCTACACCAGCGCCGCGACCGCATCCAACCCGCAACGTCCCGCGCCGCCGACCTTGGGGCTACGCGGCCCCACCGTGTTCGCGGGCATGAACCTGCCGTCCCTGCGGACTTCGGACACCGTGCCGGGCATGTACGTGGCGGTGTGCGGATTGCTCGCCGGTTGGGTCGGTTGCGACTTGCAGCTCTCGCTGGATGGCGGTGTCACGTATCGCTCCGTTGGGCAGATCACCGCCGAGTCCACGATGGGCTACCTGACGGCCGGCTGCGGTACGTCGGGGGACATCACCGCCCGCGTGTTGCACAACCACACGCTCGAATCGGTCACGACGGCGCAGCTCGCAGCGCGGGCCAATGCGTTCGCAATCACCACGAACGACGTGTCGGAAGTCGGCCAATTCCAGACCGCGACCGAGACGGCCAATCCCGGCGAATACACGCTCAGTACGAACACCCGAGGCGAGTTGGGTACGACGGCGGCAGCGCACTACGGCGGCGACCGCTTCGTGCTTCTCGACTACGTGACGTTCGTGCCAATCGACGCGACCTACGCCGGCCGAACGATCTATTTCCGGCCTGTCTCGCTCGGGACGATCCCAGAGAACAACGCCGTGTACCCAGTCGTGTTCCAGCCGCTGTTCACCAGCGCGGCGACGGTGGACTTCCTCGAAACCGAGCTGGGTGAGGTCATCACGACCGAAACCGGCGACTACCTCCAGTTGGATATCGCTGCATGAAGATTTCTGCACTGACCCCCGTGTCGTCGGTGGACGGCACGGAGCTTTCGCCGTGCAACCAATCCAGCACGACGGTCCGCACGACCCTGCAAGCCATCGCCAACCTGTTCAAAGGAACGCGCGGAACGGCAATTGCGTCTGCGGCCAGCATCGACCTTGGCGCGGCGACCGGCTCCAACCTGCATATCACCGGCACCACGACGATCACCTCGTTGGGAACGGTGGCGGCGGGCGTGGAGCGGCGCGTCATCTTCGACGGCGCGCTGACGCTCACGCACAACGCCACGTCGTTGATCCTGCCGGGCTCCGCCAACATCACCACGGCGGCCGGCGATTCGGCGGCCTTCGTCTCCGAAGGATCGGGCAACTGGCGCTGCGTGTCCTACAGCAAGGCAGACGGTACGGCCGTGGGCGGCACCACTATCGCCAATGACTCCGTGACCTACGCCAAGATGCAGAACGTCTCGGCGACACAGCGGGTTATTGGTCGCAACACCGCAGGCGCGGGCGATCCCGAGGAAGTGACGTTCGCGCAGTTCATGGAGTGGGTGGGCACGCCGTCCAATGACGACTTCATCCAGCGCAAGTCCGGCGCGTTCACCAACCGCACGGTGGCGCAAGTCTCGGCGGACCTGCAAGGCACCGGCCTCATCACGGATGCGGTGGGGTACCGCACCGTTCCGCAGAATAGCCAGAGCGCCGCCTATACGTTGGTCGCGGCCGACTCCGGCAAGCACATCCTCCATCCTTCAGCCGATACCACCGCACGCACGTTCACCATCCCGGCCAATAGCTCGGTGGCCTATCCGGTGGGCACCGCCCTGACGTTCGTCAACCAGAACGGCGCAGGCACGGTCACCATTGCGATCACCACCGACACCATGCGCCTGGCCGGCGCGGGCACGACGGGCAGCCGCACGCTTGCCGCCAACGGCATCGCCACCGCGCTCAAGGTCACTTCGACCGAGTGGATCATCTCGGGCACGGGGTTGACGTAATGAGTGCCATCCAGCAAGTGCTGCTGGCCGAGGGCGGCGGCAGCAGTTCCGGCGTGGTCGCCTGCCTGCTGCATTTCGACGGCACCGGTTCCTCGTTCGTGGATGCGACCGGCAAGACCTGCACGGCGTTTGGCACGGCCACGCAAAGCGCCACGCAGTCCGTCTTTGGCGGCAAGGCGCTCGACCTGAACTCCGGCGCGGGTCGTGTCGAGGTCGCGGACTCCACGGACTTCGACTTCGGAACGGGCGCGTTCCTGATCGAGTGGCGCGAGTACCGCACGGCCAACACCGACTACCAGAATCCATTCTCCCGCGGCTATAACGTGCCCGGCGGAATTTTCCTCCAGTCGCAGTCCCCGGGGTCGAACGACAAGAACCTGTATTTCATGGACGGTTCCGGCGTTGCGCAAAATATTCTTGGCGTCACGACGGGAGCGTCCGTCCTCAACGTCTGGACCGCATGGGCAGTGCAGCGCGATTCCAGCGGCGTGATCCGCGTGTTCAAGAACGGCGTGCAAATCGCCTTCTCGGGCGGCGGCACCTATAACCAGCTCAGCCTCGGCGTGCGCGCTCCGTGGGTGTGGGGCGCGGATAGTGCAAGTTCCTACTGGGTCCGCGGCTATATTGACGAGGCCCGCGTCCAGAAGGGCGTTGCTCCCTACACGGGCTCCGGCTACACCCCGGCCACCAGCGCGTTTACGTACCCCTGACGCTATCGGGCGAGGTAGGACCGCGCGAAGCCTTCGGCCGCGGCGGTCGAGATGTGGTCGTCGTCGCGGTACAGCCTGACCCCGTTGCGCTCCATCGGACAGAGAGCCGCGCCGCACAGGTACGTTGTGGCGTCCAGCACGGTCACGTTCGGATGCTGGGCTGCAAGCTCGGAGAAGTAGGCGAGCGGCTTGCGGGCGAGCGCATCGAATTGCGCGCGCGTCATTCCGCATTCCGTGTGGCTGGACTCGCACCTCGACGGGTCTGCTCGCAACTGCGGAACCGGTCCCATAATGATGATCCGGCGCACGTGGGGCGCGATTGCATCCACCATGCGTGCCAGTCCGGCTTTCATGGCGGCGATGGAGGCGGCGTCGGTGGGATAGGGTGAATCCAGCCCGTTCGGCATCTGTTGGAACAGCGGGAGCCAGCGGGCGGCGAGCACCACCGTGTCATAGCTGCCATTGGAAATTGAGCGCATCGCCGCCTCGTTTTGCTGACTGCAAATGTTCGCCTGCTCGGGAAACCGGTCCGCCTGGACGTGCATCGTGTAGCCCAGCGCCGGCGGGCAAATGATCGTCGTCCATGCAGTGAGCCCGGTTTGCTGATGGTGCGCGATTGCCCCGGCCAGCGGCTCCCATGCCCATGCGTGCGAATCGCCGATCAGTGCCACCGTGGGCGGCGCGTCTGCTTTCGGCATGAAGTACGTGGCTTGTTCGGTGACCGCCGCGTCTGCGCGCTTTGCGAGTGGCGACATCACGAGGATGGCTGTGAGGCAGGCTGTCACGCCGCCAACGACGAAGCGCCGCCGCCCGTGCTGGCGTCGGAACGGCGTCTCGATCCAGCGATAGCTGGCCCATGCGATGACTCCCGCCACAAGGCACAAGGCCACTGACACGGGAACCGACGCGGGCGCGAGATGGGTCAGCCGCCATGCGACCAGCACCGGCCAGTGCCAGAGGTACAGGCTGTAGGACAAGTGCCCAACGAACCGCATGCCGGCGGTTTCCAGCGCGGGGATGACCGCGCCTGCATGCACAGCGGCCAACACCATGCCCGTTCCTGCAACCGCAGGGAGTGCGCCCGCGCCGGGAAAATGGGGCAAGGGGAGGGCAACGGCAGCCGCGAGCAGGGCCAATCCGCACGGAGCCAGCCATGCACGTTGGCGGGGCGTGGAGAAAGCGATGCAACCTCCCACGGCCAGTTCCCAGCAACGCGCAGGCATCTGGTAGAACGCCTGCTCCTGCGGCAGCCATTCGCTGGCAAGAAATGACACCACCACGATTGCCGGCAAAATCCACTTGCGCCTGAGCAGCAAAACAAGCGGCCAGACGAAGTAGAACTGCTCCTCGACCGAGAGCGACCAGGTGTGCAGGAGCGGCATGTCTGCCGACGCAGGCGCGAAGTACCCGGCCGTGGCCGTCATGAAATGCAGGTTGGCGGTCACGGCCAGTGCCGCAATGCCAGAATGCACCACGCCCGCGAAGCTCTCCTGCGGGAGCCGAAGCGCGGCTGCCAGAACGACCGCGACCACCATCACCAGCAGCGCCGGCAGGATCCGACGCACGCGGCGCGCGTAGAAGGCGGCGAAGTCGATTCGGCCCGTCTGCGCATGCTCGGCCGCGAGCATCCGGGTAATCACATAGCCCGAGATCACGAAGAACACGTCCACGCCGACGAAGCCGGCCGGAACCGGAAGGCCCGCGTGGTAGGCGACGACCGCAAGCACGGCGATCGCCCGGAGGCCGTCAATGGCCGGAAGGTGTTTCATGCCGGCAGCCTACCGCTGCCCCGAGTCGCTGGCTGTAGGAAAACCCTGATCGCCATTCCAGACTTCGCCGATCCCCATGCGCGGGAGAACGGGGCAGAGTGCGTCCACCGGCAACGCGCGGGCCTTTGGCTATCCACCGCGCGGGCTCCTGCAGGGATGCAGGGGCTGCCGGGCTACGCGGCGAATCGCTCCAGCCGCCGCCGTTCGCGGGCCAGCGTGTCCAATGCCCGCATCTTCCCTTGCACGGCCCGCCAGTTGGCGGATGGCACGTAACTGGCCCGGATCTGCGCTTCCTCGGCCCGCAGGTCCGCGAGCTTCCGTTCTGCCCACGCCTTCGTGGGTCGTCGTTTCGTCGTCATGGCAGGCAGTCTGCCGGCTGGCAATCGCACGGGCCGCGACTATGCTGGCCGGATGCGCATCGCGCCGACCCGAGCCCTTCCCCCAGCCTGCTACTGGATCCGCGGCGCCGACTGCGCGCACCTCTACTGGAACGACGGGTGCATCGGCTACGTGGCTCCGCAACGCGGGCGCATGACCAGCGTCATCCAGTGGCGCGATCGCGTCCTGGCGGCTCCCTGCGCGTCCGTGGAGCAGGGCATGCGCTGGATCGAGCGTTGGGTGGAGAAGCGCAAGGGGTTCCCCGGTGGCGGCAGGGCACGCTGGCATGACCGCGTCGGGCACTTCGTGCCGGCGGATGACGGGGACTCGTGGGCGCATCCGTAGAATTGCGGACCGCACCTAGAATTGCGGACCGGGCGCAGTGAGAAAAATGCGAGAAAAAGGCTTGCCGGAAGTGGGACTCGAACCCACACGCTTTTAAGGGCGGCGGATTTTGAGTCCGGACACGAATCAAGCAATGGCGCGGCCTTGAGCCTGATTTCCGGTCCGCAATTAGTCGAATGACTAATGCACTTTTCACTCGCGAAAACCATAGGTCTCTCCGAATTGCGGACCGGAATTTAGGCCGCGTCGAGCATCCGATACAGGACGCACCAGTCATTCGAGTCGTCGCCCTGCATACAGTCCGCGCAGCGGCATTCCCAGTCGTTTTCCCATGCGACGCGCTGCCCGATCTCGGTGAGGCATTGATGCTCGCCGCTGTGCCCGTCGGGCAGCAGGCAGCCCGTTCGATCGACTGGCGCGCCCATGTGGCGCGGGAGCATGACGCCGCAGGTGCTCATCGTGTGGGGGTCACCTTGTCGCCGCGGCGCTTGCGCGTGTACGTCTCGGTCATGGTGACAGTGGTGTGGCCGAGCTGCTTCTGCGCCTGCCGAATATCGCCCGCACTTTCGGCCTTGTCGGTGGCTGCCTTCGCGCGCAGGTCGCGGAATTGCACGCCCGGCACCTTGGCTGCATCGCGTGCCTTGGCGAACCGGCGCGAGAGGGCGTTCACACCGATCGGGCGGCCACGCTCGGTCACGACCAGGCGCAGGCTCACGACGCCCTTCTGAGCGGCCTTGCGCGCACGGATGCGGTCTAGCAGCCCCTTGAGTTCGCCCGTGACTTCGATGCGCAGCTTCGCGCCCGTCTTGTCCTGGCGGACCTGCAGCGCACCATCGCGCACGTCCGTCTCGGCGAGCTTGAGCACGTCGGCCGGACGCTGGCCGGTCAGATAGGCCAGGTCCATCGCATCGCGCAGCACGACATCGGCCTCTTTCCAGATCGCCTCATAGTCGGCCTCCTCGACGTACACGTCGCGCCCGGCCTCCTTGAATCCCTTGATGCCCGCGCACGGGTTCGGCAGCGCCGTATAGCCCTTGTCGCGGGCGAAGTTCCAGATATGCGACAGCAGGGCCTTTTCCCGGTTCGCGCGTACCGGCGCGGCACGGCGATGGTCGAGGTACTGCCGGACGTGCACCGGCTGAATCGCCTCAAGTGGCGCGGGCGGGTCGTTGAAAAATTCCAGCAGCTTGGCGACTTCCTTGCGGTTATCGGCCAGCGTGCGCGGTGCCTTGTTGACCGCGACTTCCGCGATATAGCGATCGGCGACGTGCTTGAACGTCAGGACCGCAGGCGGTGGCAGGGCGCTCGCGTGCTCAAACTCGGCCCACCGCTTGATCGCGAGGCCGTAGTCGGAGCCGAGGGGCGTTTCCTTGCGCGGCTTGCCACCGTGGTCGTAGTAGTAGCACACGGTGCCCGAAGGCTTGCGGCGCGCGCGGAAGCGCGGAATCGCGCCCGGCTTGGATGACTTGCGGCCCATGGGCTTATCCGTTGACGGCCTTGCGAGGCGTCCAGGCGGCAGGCGCCTTCGGCTTCTCGCCCCCTTCGACGGCGGACCTTAGCACCACCGGCCAGCCGTGCGCGTCCACGTAGTGGCGGATGCCATTGGTCCGCAGGAACGCCACCTGCTTCACCCGTTGCGGCGAGCGGGTGAGCTGGCGGACTTCCTCGCGCGAAAGACAAAGGTCGCTCATCCTGCCATCCAGACGTGGGCGTGGTGGGTCATGGGGCTGCGGGCCGAATGCGCGCCCAGCGGAAAACGGAATGCACCTTGCGGCGCATCCACCGTTGCAATTCGTAGGCTTCTTCGCCGGCTGTCACGAATGCGCTAAGGACGAAATCCAGAAGGATCAGCGGGAGCGTGGCAATGGCAATTGGCAGGATGATCCACCAGCGCCAGTTGAGTAGGGTTCGATTGAGTCGCGTTCCCATCTACTTCGCCTCCGGGGTGGGGCTGGGCTCGCAGTGCAGCACCGCATAGACCGTGCCGTGCGTGCGATGGTTTTCGATGACGCTCCGCGCCCACTCCTCGGACAAGCCGCAGTTCTTGAGGGTGCGCCAGAACGGCCACCAGCGTGTCTTGATCTGCACATCAAGGCCGTACGGCCAGTCCTTGCGAACGATGCGATAGAAGGCGCTCATCTCACTCCCCACCAGGCACGGGAACCAGCGCGACGGTTTGGCTGCTGACAAGTCGCAACGTGGGGCGCCTTGTTGGCTGCGCGCCTTTGTCGCCTACATCGACGCGTCGCCCGCAGCCGTGGCAGAAACGCACCCCGTTATCTAGTGGCGCGCCGTTGTCGAACGACCACGCTACATCGCCGCAACCCGACCACCACGTTCCGTCGCTAAACGACCACCTGCAGCTATCTGCCGAGAGTGTGACGACGTCAGCAAGCTCATTGGCGGCGAAACGGTACCCGTCATTGATGCCGGCGCCGTGCTGTGGCCCGATGGGGGAAGTGGCCTTTGCACTCCGCCATCGCTCGCCAAGCCCCTTTACCCGTTCCTCCATCCCCCGCAACCGCTCGTAATCGGCGAGGAGTTCGGGGAGGGCGTTGTGCATGGCGACGATGAGTTCGGCGTCGTCGGCAGAGCACGCGCGTTCGTCAGGCCCCGTCAAGCACACAACAGCTCTATTTACTGACAGCACTCCCGCGCTCGGCTTTGCGGCAACCTCCGGCTTGAGGATCGCGCCAGAGCCGGTGAGCCACGGCCCCGGCGTCGCCTTCGCAAGCAGCTCCCGCAGGCGTTCGATGTCCGTCATGGGCGTTCCTTAAGGGCGGCGTCGATGGCGGCGTCAGGTGTCGGGTAGAGCAATCCGTCCTCGTAGTAGTAGCCGTCCGTGCAGCGCAGCGGCAGCTTCCCGCGCGTGATGACGTGCCGGAAGCGAACCGCATCCCGCCCATCCCGCTCCCGCTGGGCCGCGAGTTCGGATTCGGCCTCGCGTGCTCGCGCGAGTGCTTCGTTGGCCGTCGCGCAGGTGTCCGCCAGCAGGCGCTCGCAATGCTCGGCGCGCTGTCGCTGATCCCGGATAAGTGCGAGTGCTTCGGACTCGCTGGCGATCAACGCAGCCCGCGCCTCCGCAAGCTGACGCTCTAATTCGGCGATGTGGGCGCGGATTCTGTCAGCGAGCTTGCGCGCATCGCCGCCATCGTTGCCGCCGTCGAACAGCGACTCGACTTCTGAGGCCAACACTTCGGCGGGGGTGTCAGTCATGGCGTGGCTCCTTCTTCTTGATGCTGAACCGCAGTGTCGCGAGGTCGTAGCCGCGCGCTTCTAGCTCATCCAGCAGGCTCGGGTCGAATTTGAAATTCGTTCCCTCCTTGCGCGCTTCCTCGCCGTAGATGAATCGCTGGCGCTGTGATCCGATGACGTGATGCAGCAATGCGCGATCAGACCGGCAGCAACCGTCGCCGCTGTGATAAATCACGTCCGGCGCGCTGTGGCGATCAAGCACTCCGTAGTAGATATGCAGCTCGCCGGGTCGGACTGTCGGCTTACCCATTGCCTTCCCCCTGGTCCTGCGCGGCGGCCTGCGCGAATAGCTTTTGGCACGCTCGCGCCTTGCAGCGTGCCAGTTGCGCTACGTCGCGGGCGATGCCGGCGTCGCGCACGTTGAGGTAGCTGCTGCACGCCGCCGTGCCGTCGGGCCGCAAAGCGTGGTAGACGAGGATCGAAAGCCCCTCAGACAAGATGCCCGCTCGGATTTCAGCCACGGTCCACCCCGCTCGGCCCGCTGGCGAGGGCGGCGCGTGCGTCGAGAATCGCGTCGGTGATTTCATGGCACTCAGAAGCGGAGACGTGGGCCGCCTTCGGGCCGGATGCCACTAGCCGCTGCGCCAGTTCCTCCACGCGCTCGTCGAAGATTTCGCGCAGCTTCGTCGTCACCGCCTCCACGCCCTGCACCTGCGGGCTGGCAAGGCGCTTCAACTGCATCGACAGGTCAAGCTCGGCGTGGAACAGCGCCTCACGCTCCCACGATTGCGGCATCTTCGCTGCGATTTCGCGCAGCACGCGCAGGTTCGGATTGAGCGCGTCCATCGCGCTATAGCCAGCATTCCCACCCTCCGGCGCGGCCTGCGGGCTGGCGGTGAGGGCGGCAATGGCGGCGTCCACCGCAATCTCTAGCGCGTCCGTTTCGTGGTTTCCGCCCTCGCGCGCTGCGTACCATGCTTCAAGGGCAGCGACGTGGGCCGCCTGGTGGGTGGTCATGGGGGTGGCTAGAATGTTGGCGACACCAGCAGCAGTTGCAGTGCCTTGCGGCAGCCCCAGCGCATCGCGCAACGCCTCCCACAAGCGCGCCTGCTCGCTTTCCGGTAGTGCGTGGCATTCCCACCGGCCCGCCATGTAAAGCGCGTGCGCGGCGTCACCCACCCTGAGGAGGGTCCAAGGGTTGGCGAGTGCGACAATGGCGTCGAACAGCTCCTGCGCCGAGACTTCGCGCGAGGCCGCTCCGGCCATGAATCGGTCCACGAACCGCGCGATTTCGATATGCGGCAAATTGGAGTCGCCAAAGTAGTTCATGCTGCTTGCTCCAAGGACATCAGGCCGGCTGCTTCGACGAACGCGGCGAGGAACTCCGCCGCGAGTTCGGGCACGATTGCGTTGCGCGCCGCATCAGTCGCGGCCACGCTTCGGGGTAGCCCAGCATCCAGAACTCGAAGCTCGGCGAGTGCACGGGGCCAAGGGGTGTCCCACGAAACGGGTTGCTGGACCCGCCCCATTCGTCCAGCCGTCCGGCCACATGGTTCTTGCCGTGGTTGCTGGTGCCGCTGGGCGTGGGCAGCGAAAAAGATTCTTTGCCGGGCGTGCGGAGCGCCGATGCTCGCAGCGCACAGATCGGCGGCCCCGAAGGCATATCCCAATGCTTCCAACGAAGCGCGTACCACGGCGAGCCACGCCCTTCCAAGCGCGCTCGCAGACTGCTCTCCAGCGTTCGTTGCAGGTCGGCAGACGGTGATGAGGCGGAGGACGTGCGGGAAAAGATGGCGAGGATCGTCGAAACCGCGACCGAGGCCGGCCCCGGAAAAGGGCTGGCAGGGGCAGCTCCAGGTCCACAGCTCCCGGTCGTCGGGCCATCCAGCAAGGCGAGCTGCATAGGCCCATCCGCCGGTTCCTGCGAACAAATGGACTTGTCGGAACCTGCGAAGGTCGTCGGCTGACACGTCCTCGATGCTGCGCTCATCCACTTCCCCTTGCGGAATCAGCCCTTCGGCCATCGCCAGGCGCAGCATTTCCGCCGCCCCCGGCTCGATCTCGTTGTAGTACGCGCGCCCCTTCCCACTCATGGCGACTGCGGCTCCTTGAGGTTGGCGGAGGTGGCGAGGGCGGCGCGTTCGTGACTTTTGACGGCGGCATAAAGGCGTTGGCGGGCGGACTTCTCGACTTTCAATGCCGCCTCATAGGCCGCCTGCTTTTCCCGCGTCGCATCAATGAACTCAGGTGTGAACCCCTTCGGGTGGTCGCTCTGGTCGGAATACGTGGCATCACCGCCGAACTCGTCGTAGAACGCGACGGCCGCGCGAGTCCGCTCCTTTCGCGCAGCCATGCGTGTGCGGCGCGCTTGGACGAACGCAATCGCAAACTTGCCGATCAGTTCCTCATTGCGCTCCATGTGCGTTCCTCGGGCGGCTTGGGTTAGAAGGGGATGTCGTCGTCGGTCGGAAAGTCATCGCCAGCAGGCGCTTGCTGCACTGCTGCCGGCTTGGACTCCTGGCGCTTCTCGCCCTTGCCACCGACCAGCGTCACTTCCGCCACGCGCAGGGTCAGGTACTTCTTGCCCTCGTGTTCGCGCTGGCCCAATTCGCCCGACACGCCAAGCTGCGAGCCGGCCGTGATGTAGGGCGCGACCGCTTCGCCGCGTTTTCCCCACAACGAGCAGTCCAGCCACAACGTTTGCTTCTTGTCGCCAAACCCGGAATCGACCGCCAGTGACCAGCCGGTGACAGGCTCTCCATTGCCGGTACGCCGCACCTTGGCGTCGTCCTTGCCGACTCGGCCGATTGCGTTGAAATTGTTCACTCTGCCTCCAGCGGGAAATCAGGGTTGTCGGACGTGGCCGGCTCGCGCACCTGCCGTTCCTTGATGCACTTGCGCTCGTGCGTGGTGAAGATGCCGCCCTTGGTCGGCGCGAGGTACAAGTCCATCTGCGCGGCGGGCGGGATCTCGGACCATGCTTCGGTCATGCCGATCCAGTCCTCCTTCTCGATGCACTCCTTGATGGCGACCACGCTGGCTTCGTACTGGTCGGCCGCGTCGTCGCATCGTTGCTTGCGGTCATCGGAGATGAGGCGGTCGGGGACCACTTCGGTTGCCTCGCCGCGCACTTCCTCCATGCGCTCCGCCTCGTCCGGTTCGTAGATGCCAGCGAACCCGAAGGCATAGCGGGCCGTCTGGATGGCTGCCTTATGCCGCAGCATCCGCGCCGGCCACTTGCGCCACACATCGGTGTCGCGGCGGCACTCGGCCATGTATTCGGTCACGGCGACCGGATGCGAGTGGTTCTTGCGGTACATACGGCACGTGACGGACACCAGCTTGTCGCCGTCGCGCTCGTCCACGAAGTCCATGCCGTCGAAGTCCGGATGGCTGTTGATGAGCTTCATCCACCCGTCCACCGACACCACGGGGACAATGCCGCCGCGCTGCGGGAAGGCAAAAATCTCTTTGGTGAACGGGTTGAGCCGGTGTTCCTTGGCGACCAAGCAGAACGCCGCAAGCTGCTCGTTCGAGACGTTCGTGCCGCCCATGACGGTGGCCTTCATCGTTTCGACAAAGGCGCGCTTGTCCATCCCGTAGTGGGAGGCGAGGGTGCCGAGAACACTCGGCGGTTCGATTGTTGCGACCTGTCCCATTACGCGATCTCCCTCGCCGCACACACGCGCCGCGCGAGATCCTGGAAGTCCGGCACCACGCCGTCCTTCGTCTGCGCCGACTGCTCCTTGGCGAGATTGAAGTTGTCCAACGGATCGACCGGCGCGGGCAGGTTGTTGGGCCACACAAGCTGGGCCAGCGCACGGCCGACGTACTTGGTCAGGCGGGGATCGTCAGGCTGGATCACGAGATCACCCCCGTCGCACGGAGAACCCACACCACGACCCA